ATCCCACCAAAAATCGCCTAAAACTTGACCTGACGGCTCAGTTGTGTTAGTAGTTGTTACTCCTAACTTTCTCCATGTAGTTCCGTCAAATACTCTAATTTTTTTAGATGTAGTATCGTACCAAAGTTGTCCGCTTAGTGCTTTAGTTGGTGCGTTTCCGCCACTAAAATTTTCAAGCAAATAAAGGAAGTTTTCGTTTTGTATTTCACCATAGCCGGCATAGTTTTTTCCCACCAACTGTATGTCAGTAGTTCTATCAACTGTGCCCTCTTCTACAGTTGTTAAAATCGATCTATCGTATCTGTTTATAGTATATGCCATGTGCTAACCTTGTGTCCTATATGGTATTTATCGCAATTTTGACATTACACTGTACTTACCCAAGCCCAAGCCCCGCCTTGTACTTCAAATGTCATAACTGTTCGTGTCGGTGTAAAGTTTGCAGTACCACTTACTGGATCAAAGTTCACGTCTTGAACTACTGATTCTGCACTTGAATCTTCTGCAATTACACTTAAATAACTCTTGTTCATTGCTCCTTGTACGTCAATTCCTGTAACAGATACGTTACTATATGACACTGTTGCAATTTTTGCCAGTGTTCCGTTTTGTTTTGCTGCTGCTGGCGAAATACTTTCTAGTACTGCCTTAACATCATCATACGGGTTACCAGCCGACGGTAATACAAATCCAGTAGCATCCATTGTTAATACAACAGGCTCTGAACTTAGTTGTATATCAACGTATTCTTTTGTTGCTGCATCTTGCGGATTAACTGGATCAGTAACGTCTGTAATTCTACTATTACTAACTGTAATATTACCTGCAGGGTTAATAATTAAACCTGTTCCTACAGTTGAAATAGTGTTGCCATCAATGCTTACATTGTCTACGTTTAACTGTACAAGTGTACCAATACTGCTTAGTCCATTTGCTGTAGCAACTGTTGGACCTAATTCTGTTCTGCTTAAAACTAGCTGATCATTAATTCTAAATTCTTTACCAAGTGGTAAATTAACATTTTCGCTAATGTCTAGTGACGATTGTGTATTATCCCAAATAATTGATTTATCGCTATCGGTTGACTTTAAAATAAGTCCTGCGCCATCAAGCCCTGCATCGTCGCTTGCTGTTACACCGCCCGATATGTTTAATTCAATGTTTTTATCTTCAACTTGAATATTTGCAACATTAACATATGTAGCATTACCGTTAACAGTTAAATCACCATCAATAACAGCACTTCCTGTAGCGTGTAATGTTCCAGTAATGTCAAGCGTATACTGAGGATTTGTTTGATATATACCTAATCTACTGTACTGAGCATTAACAAATAAAGGTGTAGTAAACTGGTTACCAGTTCTTGTTCTAAGTTGTATATTAGTATTACTTTGTTGTGTTTCTAATGTTGTAGTACTACCTACAATTTTTAAAACACCGTACTCAGTATCGCCAATACCTACACTTAAACCTGCGCTGTTCTTAATTCTTATGCTACCTGTAGTAACACCATTAGCGCCAGTTGGTAAAAAGTCTGCACTAGTAAATGAGTTGCCGTCGGCGTCTACAAGAGATCTTGCATCTGCTGCTGTTCCTTGATACCAAAAAGCATCATCTACAAAATTAAAACCTTTTTTGATTAATTGTCTTGCTGGAAATACAACATCATTTGGATCATCTGGATAACCTGGAATTTTATTGTCGCCGCTTAAACGAAATTCTTCTTTAGTAATAATACCAAATAATGTTCCGCCCATCCATATCTTAAGAATAACACGCTCACGTGCTGAAATATCAATTACTGATGCAACTTCAAAACCTGTTTGTCCTTGCCCTGCATCGTAGTCTGGACCAACTAATACTAAATCTGTACCATCAAAGAAGTACATTTTGTTATTTTCGTTATCAATCCAAATATCACCAGCAACCATACTTGGTTGTGAATTACTTACAATAGGTCCGCCGGCGGTTCTAAATGAATTGCCGTCATATAATTTTAATCTTTGATCGCTAGTATCATACCAAAGTTGTCCAACTAGAGGATTACCTGGGGCAGCGGTATTAGCAAAGTTCTCAACCATCTTAATAAAGTTTTCGTTGACACTTTCGCCAAAGCCCTTGTAGTTTCTTCCAACTAACGTAATATCGGTTGTAGTAGTATCTATCTGGCCGTCTGCTAATTCGACTAGTAGTTCGCCGTCAGTTTTGTTTGACTTGTAACTCATTAGGTTATCGTCCTCCCAGTATAGATAATGTAATTAAGTGTTAGTGTTGGGTTCATTGCATTAATAGGTTGTCCTACATCGTCTTCACTAATAATAGCACCACTATTTGGAAGTGCTTGTCCGTTACCTAACCCTGTTGGAGCATCATATACAATCGCTTCGTTATCTCTAGGTGTACCACTAACGTCACGTATTGCAAAGTACTGGTCACCGGAGTCACCACTTAAATTGTGCTTGTGCTCTGGTAAATTTTCTACATTAATAGTTTTTGTTTCCGAACCGCCAATTTGTCCAATACCGTCTGCGTAGTCTGCTGTTACAGTATTTGCACTTAGGCCACCAATGTTATCTGCACCTAGTGGCAATCTGCCTCTCATATCAGGTACTTTAAAGAATCCACTTGTTACTGTAGTTCTTGCACCAAATGCGTAACCAATTGCTTGGAATAAAACTGTGTATTCTGAAATTCTGTATTCTGAACCATCACATAACAACCAACCAGTTGGTGCAGAAGTACCTGCATATGGAAGTAACACACCTGGTGGGTTTACCGGAACAGCACTTAACAACGTTCTTCTTGAAGTTCTGTATAGTCCTTGGTTACCTGTAGTTCTGTTAATTAAAATTTCATCATCAATTTGTGTAACGTTTGTAAGTTCTTTTGAAGAAATAATTGCGTTACTAATTTCTGTATTAAATATTTTTAGTGTGCCGCCAGTTTGTCCGTCAAATACAACGTCATCTGCTGTTACGTCACCACTAATTCTAAATGTACTACCTGATGTTAGTTTGTTAGCACTACCAGCAACGCCCGAAACTGTACCGTTTACGTTACCAGTCAAGTTACCGACAAACGTAGTAGCATAAATGTTTTGCCATTTAGATGCTGCTGCACCTAAATCTCTTGTGTTGTTACCATCTGGAATAGTGTTTGCTAGTGTAGTAACGTCATTTACTTGTAACTCTCCGCCAATATTAACACTTTTTGCAACGCCAACGCCGCCTTTAGTTATTAAACTACCTGTGCTAATTGTAGAGCTTTCTGTAGTACCATTAATAAACAATGAAGAATTAGTTTGTATATTACCTACAACATCTAATGCTTCGTCTGGTGCTTGCGTGTTTACACCAATACGTTGTGAAGCATCAACTCTTAATACTGTTCTAGTTCTACCTTGGCTTCTAGTTCTTAAGTCAATGTTTGAACCTTCAATGTTTTGTTGAATAATACCTGCCTGACCTTCAACTGCAACGTTTAGTGCAGCGTCAGTACCAATAGTAACACCTGTATTGTTTTGTACGTTTAAAGGAAATAGTGTTGTACTAGTGACATCACTTCTTAAGAAGTTACCTGCTGGAACTGTTGCATTGTTTACTACAAGATTTTCTGCTTTTTCAGCAGTACCGTAATATTTTGCAACGCCGTTGCCAGTAATATTTCTTGTACTTAGATTAAAGCCAGGTTTTAAGCCAGCTTCAAAACCAGGAATAGTAGTTTTAGGACTAAATGCACTTGTGCTAATTAGTGCAACTGGTTGAGCATTTACTTCAACTTGTACTACAGTGTATTCTGCATTGTCTGTACCAGTAACATTTAATGGTGTAACACCTGTTGAAAGACCATCGCTAAACGTAGGTCCAACTAATACCCAACCTGAACCTGAGTTTAAGTAAAGTTGTTGGTTGTCTGTGTCAACCCAAAGGTCGCCTCGTTGAGAACTTGTTACATTTGGTTCTGATGCTCCCTTATTAAGTCCACCTGCTGGCACCCATTGAGTACCGTCATATACTTTAAGTTGCTCTCCACTTGGTGTAGTATCGTACCAAAGCTGACCTTCAGTAGGTCTTGCTGGCTCTGTAGCACTTGCAAAGTTTTCTAATAAGTGTAAAAGGTTAGTTGCTACAATTTTACCGTATGAAGTAGTATTTCTTCCTGGAAACTGTAGTGTAGTTTCCGTATTAATTGTATTATCTTCAACAGTAATTGTACCGTTGTTTGCTTGGTCTGTGTAAGGAATAGTATATGCCATTTATTACACCTCGTTAAAGCCTGAAAGTGATTGCACTCGCACAGTATAATCAATTTGTATCAGTCTGTTTAAACTCTTTTGTACAGGATGGAAGATAACATGTGTAAGTAAACGTCCTGTACCAGTAGCTGAATAAGCTCTTAATCCTAACTCGTCGAAGATATACGAACTATTTTCATCTGTGGCAGTATCAAATGCATCTTGTCCGTTTGGTTCTCCGTAATCTAGTAAACAAGTAACTAATATGTCTGTATAATTAGTACCACTTACGTGTCTTGTTTCAATTTTGTTACGTACTGGATCTACGTTATTAACACTTCTATCGTCAATCACTTTGCTGTAAGTTTGATTGTACAAACTTGCATTAGTACCTGTACTGTTTGGCGTCAAATATGTAATGATACCAGTAGGATCAACTGACGTACCGCCGTTGCCTAGGCTCATTTCATATATCCATCCAGTGCCGCCATTACCGATACTTTCAGCTAATGAAATACTCATATTTTCGTAGTGTATTGCATT